GTCGCACATGCACCAACTCGTGTGCCAGGGTCACGCCCAGTGCATACAAATTTCTAGTGGGTTTTAATACCACCAAGTAAGTGTCAAGTCCTGTCAACGGCACAGTGGTGCCCATTTCCTCTAAATCTGAGTCCACTTTGATCATAAGCAATTTTTGATTTTTAGCAAGCCCAAGTTGGGTCAACATGCTAGGAACCAGTGCTTCAATGTACCGTTTGGTTTTGGGTCCGGCTTCAACGTGCAATTCCATATGTGCCTTTTTTTACTATATGCCCAAATTATAACAAAATACCAATTTTGTGTCAACCGATGCATGTTTTGTTTATTTTATTAGTAGAAACCATTGGGTGTATTGCGTTGCAACATAAATAACTCAGTAGAAACCACGAGTTTCTCGTTACTAAAGGAAAAAGCAATGACAGCAACAATAGCAAAACTAATTGAGCGTCTAGCCGAAATGTTCCCACGACAGAACTATCAAAGCAAATTAGACGCTTATCTCGCAAGTAAAAACGTACAAGACATCTGTGATGTAGAACACTGGACCAAACAGTTTGACCGTAAAGGAAGTTATCTATGAAAAACTTTATCAACACAGTGTATAACGGTCTAATTGCCTGGGCAGAAATGATTCACGAATATCGTCAAAGTTCTGCTAACAAATTTCATTATTGGAAGTAATCATGGACATAGGATTAGTCGCGGTTCAAATCATAATATTCGGGGCAATAATTCTCGTATATCTAGTGCAGGAGTTTAATAAATGAACTATCTAAACACATTATTGATGTTACTACGTTGGTCAAAAGACGGATGGGAAGTTCATCCTATTGACTTATCTACCGACTTTAGCGGATGGGTTTAATAAACCACTTGCAAACGTGCTTCTCGTTCACTGAACTTAGATGAACTTAACACTGCCTGAGGCGGCGGGGTTGATGGTATTGGATCCACTGTAGTAGCCGCTGTTCCAACACCTGCAACATTAAGTCCAGTTGTGGTGCGTCCTTCACGCAGTACTGCCACAGTAGATTGCCCTGCACTTGTTGCGTTACTACTTGCAGTAGTGGATGTGTCAATATTAGCTACCAGTTCTAAATATTGTGCAGACCCTCCAACTTTGGTTTCAAGGCCAAATCCCGGCAATGCCGACACAAAACTCATAATGGCTGGTTGACTGTTGCCTTGTACATTGCCAATGTCTATACCTGCTTTGACTTGTAATTCAGTTTCTTTTGTTATTTGTGCGCTGATTGCTGAAAAGTATATGTTAAGATTGGCAGTTTCCGCAGGGTTGGCAGCAATAATATTTCCAATCTCAACTTGTGCAGCCGTAATCAGGTTTCCAACGTTTCCTTCGTCTGACACAATTGTGTTTGCGTATATGCCATTGTATATGGTAATTAAATTAGCCAGTGCGTTGTTTATGTTGCCATTATCATATAATGTATTAATGATAGTAACGCTGTTTTCAAGATTAACAGTGATATTAGTTCCTACGGCAGTTCCAAGAATATCAGTTAACAATATAGTACCATTTACGCCAGATCCTGTTGCTATACTATTTGCATAATAACTTACATCCGCAGTGGGCAACGGTTGTGTTTGCGATTCAATGGCCGTCAGCCCCTTGTTGGTTTCTGCTGACAAGAATGCCACAGCCAACTGTGGCAAGGTCATACGACTGACATTTGTAACCTGATCCAATGCGCAGGACAATGCTTTGTTGGCCAGTGCCAGCCCCGGGGTCGTCATAACGCTTAGTCGTTCATAACTTATTCCAGCCTGGTCAGCGGCCACTATAGGTTCTAACAAACTATTCGGTGTGTATTGATTGCCAGAACCTGTGTTGCCAGAAGTATCTCCTGTTATGGGGCTGGCAGTTGATCCAGCAGTGACTGGATTTTCGCTTTGACGTATTTCACACGCTAAAGGTCGATCAATGGCTCTTGCGGCAGCTTCTTCATCAAGTATAGCCTGACTTTGTTCCGCAGTTAAGTTATCCTCCAGTGGCAGCGGATCTGGTGTGATGTAAATAGCACGTGGACCATCTGCAGTTGGCATTGTTAAGGATGGGTAACTGTTAGGCAGCATCACAGCAGGATTCAACAAGTCTGCCAATGTGTTGATGTTTGGTGTCCATACATCTAGTATTCTTAATATATTTGCAAGCTCATCGCCTGTGACGCCAAGCAATGCGTTATACATAAGTTTCTGTATGGTGTCAGTCACCACTACAGCAGGATCATTGAGATTGAGAATAATGTTATCAGGCACGCCGGCCACGCTGAGTGTTGCTATCAAAGGACTGATTGTTCCAGCACGGCGTGATATCTGTTGTATCAGTGCCAATGGAGTTCCGTAATTGTCAAGATTCCCTAGATCTATGTAGTGGCCAGCATTGAACAAGTCATCACCCATTGCAGCCGTAGCAAGATTAATTTCAGTAAGACCACTGGCAATAAGATTGTCCTGGCCAGTGAATGTTGGGCCCAAATAGCTGTTAGCGTTTACTGCACTGTTGATAAAACTATTCACAGTTGAACAATAACTATTTGTTTGAACAAAAGTTTGTGTAAATTTACTAAGATCGCCATTGCCCATATATGCATCTGCAGTCAATGTAATCACGCCCGACATGCCTGGAGAAGTATTGCTGAATGGAACAATGTCAACTGTTCCAAGTACAATTGAATCGGCCAATGCCGGGCAACTATTCCCAACATTTCCTGCAAATGTCTGAAGAAGCACTTGTGTATTTGCAGTTAAATTTCCAGGAGCTGCCAACATGGCATTTATCAACGGAGTCAACAATGCAGTTGAGGTATATGCAGTGACATTTGCAGTTAAATTTGCATTAACAATATAGCCTTGATTTTGAAATAAACCGGCAGCTGCCTGTAGTTGTAGCGCAGATAATGATCCAGCCATTATCCTGCCCTTACATCTGGACTGCCGCCTGTTCGTGCATGTCCGCAGGTGTCAACATTGCCAGTTCTAACAACAGGTTTTCCACCAGCACGTACTGTGCCACTACCACCAGCAGTGCTTGCGGCAGCATGTGGTGGATGCGGGTTATTTCTACGTTGAGGCCACGGTGCGTGTGCTGACACGGTTACACCATCAACTACAACAGGCTTGCCATTGACTCGTACTGAGGCCACACCTGATGTGGCTGCACCGCCTTCAGAGTTTGTATCACCTTGTCTTTGTACTGCTGGCATGTTGTTCCGTTCTTGTCAATTATTTATCCAGCAATTTACACCAGTTTGATGCCAGTGGTGCTTTGTATAAACTGATCAGCAAACATTTTGTCTGTGACCGCAACCACTGTAACTGTGCTTTTTGACAATTTAATATCTTTGTCTGGGCTCACTGTGAACAAGTAGGGCATTAGACCTGGGCCTTGAGCACCCATGGCAATCACCATTGGGCGTGATAGCTTGTAGTGTGCATCAGTTTCTTCCACTAATTTTCCAATTAGCTCTTCGCCAGACGTTAGTTTTAGTGTCACCACTTCACCTACTGAGGCACCTTTGTCAATTAACATATTATAATACTCCATCGCCGTAGCCAACAGCGTTTTCCTGTTCAAATAACTTTTTAAGTTCTGTAAATCCGCCAACAAGTCTATCATCTAAAAATATTTGCGGCACGGTTCTGGCAGTTGGTACTGCTTCTAATAGTTGTTCTCGGGTCCAATCTTTACTTACATTACGTTCTTCAAACTCAATGCCGTTTTTCTTTAACAATGCTTTTGCTTGGTCGCAATAGGGGCACTGATCTTTACTCCATACAGTTGCTTTCATATTTTTCCTTTTATTTTATAAATTTGGCAGTTCATCGTAATCTAACGTGTCACTCATGATGCCAATAACATAGTTAGTCGACTCGTTCTCCTGCAGTGCAGTTTGTTTGTTCGATGTGTTGACGTGTTTGTTAAACCAAGGAATCGGTGTGCTCTTGGGAGCAGGTGCTAGATATTTAATACCAATTTCTTTCAATGCGGCAGCGGCAGTGTAGTCCACAAAATCACGCAGGATGTTGGCATTGAGTCCAATCACCGGACCATGTTTGAACAGGTATTCTGCCCATTCTTTTTCTTCACGAATAACATCCATGTACAGTTGATACACTTCTGCTTCGCATTCACCTTTGATGGCTGCAAAGCGTGGATCTTCTTTTACCACTTGATTGATCATCCAACCAGTCCACTCTTTGTGTAGTATTTCATCTTGCAGGATCAACTGAATGATGTTGCCGTTGCCAATGAAGATCTTGTTCTCTACCATGGCCAAACTTGTGGCAAATGATACCATGAAGCGGAATGCTTCCAATGCGTATGACGCATGCAGTGCCATCCAAATTGCTTTGATATGTTCACGCTCGGGAAAGTCTTCTAACAGTTCTTTACGGCAGTTGATCATGTGTAGTCGATCATAGTACATGCCTACACTCGAAGCCATATCAACAATTTCTTTGGTGTCGTGGATTGTGTTGAACATTTCCTTGGGCACATTGTAGATGTTGCGAATGATGTGGCTGTAACTGCGACTATGGATATTGGTTTCAAAAAATGTCCAGTTATAGACCAATGCTTCTAGTTCAGGCAATGATACCACTGGTGTAAAGATTTGACTTGGACCACGACCTTGTAAACTATCTAGTGCTGTTTGACGTAACAAGTTTGATGTAAAGATGTGCTTGACAGTATCCGACGCATCTTTAAAGTCTTGTGAGTCTTTGGTCAGGGAAATTTCTTCTGGTACCCAAAAAAATCCACGTGCTTCTTGCTCGTACTTGGCAATCTTGTTGTACTTGACTTCTTCAAAGCGTTGGATGGTAACCGGACCTGCTGGGTCCAGGAACATCTTACGATTGAGGTAGTCTGTTTTTGTTTTTAAATTGTATTGTGCTTGGCTCATTGTATTACCAGTGTCTAATTGTGTTGGCTATAATAAAGCCACAAGTTATAATATGTATTATAACCCAAAACGTTTTGAAGAACAAGGCTATTCGGGCTTCTTGCAGTGTCAAGATAGGCACATCAGGGCGATCATGATCTGATTCTCCCATCAAGTGTCCTGTAGCCCGGGCCCAGATTTTTTCAACGCTGTTCATAGTTTGCATGATTCGCAGTCTTCATCGAGATCAAAATCAATTTCATCCAATGGTGCAACTGCTTCATCTTCGGCCTTCATCTTACTGCCTGCTTTGTTGATCAGGCTGTAGTAGAATGTCTTCAGTCCCCAGTAATGTGCCTGCATCAAGTTCCGAGCAATCAGGGTTGTAGGAACTTTGCGATCAGCAAAGTGTGCCGGATTGTAAAATGTGTTTGTGCTGATACTTTGGTCAACATAGGCTGCCAACACCGCCGCTGTTTTCAAGTAACCATCGCAGTCTTTTTGTGCCCACATCTGTTGATACTTGTTTTTCAACTTGTGATACTCGGGCACAACCTGTGTTAATGATCCTGCTTTGCTTTCCTTAACTGAGATTAAACTCATGGGCATTTCAATCCCATTGGTTGAATTGATCACAACTGAGCTTGACTCCACAGGAGCAATGGCCATTGATGTTGCATTGCGAACACCATAACTGCGCATTTCTGCACGTAGGCTTTCCCAGTTCAGTTCTGGTGTAAAGTCTGCAAGTTCGTTCACACCTTTGGCACGTAGTTCCCAAGGAAACACACCTTGGCCGTAGCGTGTTCGGTCTGAGTCTACACAACGACCACGTTCTTTAGCCAGTTCTACTGACATTTCTGTCAGGTAGTAGGCTTGATGTTCCATCCACGTCTTGACTTCAGCCAAGGAGTCTCGCTCTCCGTAGTTGAATCCACGTTTGGCGTGCCAGTAGGCAAGGTTGGTGACTCCGATTCCCAGTGGTCTGATTTCGTCGTTGGATAGTTTAGACTGGATGGAAAGAAAGTCTTGATAATCAAGAATGTTGTTGAGGCTACGATGCAGTATACGGCAAGCACGGCGCATGTCTTCTGGATTGCGGAACGCACCCCAATTGATTGAGCCCAGGGTGCAAAGTGCGATACGACCGCTATCGTCATCCAGACGTTTAAAGGACTTAGTAGGTAAAAGTATTTCACAGCAAAGATTACTCTGGTAAATGGTATGATATTCAGGATCAAACGGTCCTTGCTTCATCACGTTGTCAATGAACACAAGATAGATACGTCCTGTGTCTGTACGCTCTTTTAGTATGCCCGACTTGAATACTTCTTCTGCTGCCATAGTTTTTGTACGCAAGTCCTTGCGTTTTTCGTACTTGACATACAGTTCTTCAAACAGTTCTGTGTTAGAATAAAACGCTTCGTATAAGTCTGGCACTTCGTTGGGATCAAAGAATGTTATTTGTTCTTTGTTTTTAAATCGTCTCCAGAAGAAAGCACTAAGCACAACCCCATAATCCATATGACGGACTCGGGTTTCTTCTGTTCCTTGGTTGTTCTTAAGTACAATAAGATCATCAAACTGATGATGCCAAATAGGATAAAAAACAGTAGCACTTGCATTGCGGATACCTCCTTGACTGCATGAACGTAGGTCACCAAACCATTTTTTCAGGAATGGTATCATACCTGTGTGCATGATCTCACCACCTCGGATGGGACTACCTAACGGACGTAGTCGTCCAATCTCTAAACCAATGCCAGCACGTTTGCTGGCATACTTAGCCATCATTTCACCTGAAGCAAATATACTGTCCAGATCATCGTCACTGCGGATAAGTACGCAACTACTAAACTGTTTAGTAGGAGTCCCAAGACCAGCGAGCACAGGAGTAGCAAGAGTGAACAAGCCATCGCTGGCTGCGTTATAATATTCTTTGATATAACGCATACGGGCACTATTAGGTTCTTCTTTATGAAAGACTGTGGCGGCTGCCACCATGTATCTAACTTGTGGAGTTTCATATATTTCCTTTGTACTTCTATTTTTTACCAAGTACTTCTCTATCAGTTGTTCAATGGCAGCATAACTGTACTGTTCGTCTTTGGAATGATCAATAATGTCATTCATTCGATTCCAGTCATCTTCAGTGTACCACTCCAGCAGTTCCGGAGTATATAACCCTGTGGCCACATTGGTTTTTACTATTTCGTATAGATGTGGCGGAGTGTAACTTCCGTATACATCTTTACGCAACATGCTTAGTCGTTGCTTGCCGGCCACAAACTGATAGTTGGTATGTCCTACATCAGGATTAGATTCAACATCAATTAAATCTACTATGGCCCGGAGGGTGATACCATCAATTTCTTTGGTTGTGATGCCGTCATAAAAGTGCAGTTGAGCTTTGATCTCCACCATACTCTGACTGACATCTGCTATACCTTGACATATTTTTGCTATTTGTGATTGCCACTTTTCGATAGCAATGGGTTCACGGCGCCCACTGCGCTTTACTACTGTTATTGTTGACATCTGCTTCTCTTGTTATTTTTGTTACTGGTACTTCTCACTAACCTGTAATTGGGTTAATTTTTTTACTATTTTTGCTTCTGGATTGATATTTACGACAGTTGACTTATCCCAATTCAGTATATATTTTGATTTGTCGACCAGGACTAAATTATGACCCGTTTTTGTTAAAATCAGTTCTGCTGAGTGTATATCTGCACGTTCCAACAAAGTTATAGTATACAGGATTCCTAGCCCGCGAGCAACCTCGCAGAATATATTGTCATCCAATAGTTGCCAGGGATCGGGCCAATCTGTTTGATCATCCCAGTGCAGGTGATATCCAGTCCAGGGAGATGAGAACCACCAGGTGTTGATGTCTTCCAGTGCCGCATCAATGGGCAGAGTTTTGGCTCGAGTGCGTAGTTGTGTCCAACTATCCAGCCGGGATTCAAATGTTGCAGGCCAGACCACGTTAGGCCAAATGTGTTATACTATAAGTTAGTGTAGCGGCCAAGCCGGTGTTGGTACTAATGTACTTTACAAAAACCGTGCTGCCAGTCTGAGTCACAGTGAGAGTAATGCCAGTACTGGCATTTTCTGTGTAGTCATCTGTGTAGTTTAAACTGCCGCTTCCTGTGGTAGTTATGTTAATAATACCAGTTCGGTACGCTGTACCTCTCACAATGGTATAATTGATGCTGAGTGCAACAACACTGCCAAGGCTGTATGCGATTGCATTGGTGGGAGTAATGACGTTGTTTGTTAATGAAACTGCGAGTCCGGAGTCTCGAACATAGGTGCCCATGGCCAACTGTTGACCGTTTGTAAATGCAATACTTGCTTCGCCATTTAAATCAATTCTTGGATGCACAACAGCATAGGCATCTGCCCGTTCGAACATGTCACCAACACTTATGTTGTTGGCAGACAAGAAATCTATGATTGTGGTGTAGGGTTGTGTTATGCCACCAAAGTGGTTGCCAACATCGCCAAATGTGTTTTGTGCTGTGGCATTGCGATCAGAATAAAATATAATACCTTGTGCATATACAGTATCAAAATCGCAACTGGTAATTCCAAATCCTTGTGGATTGAATTCAGCACCATCAGGATTGACTTCTAATAGAACGCCGTTGAACAAGGTTGAAAAATGTGCGCCTGTGATACCTACTCCGCGAACATGTCGATCTGTTCTAACTCCGTATGTTGTTCCAGTGAATCCGCAGTTGTCAAATTTAATTTGATGTACATCTAACGCATCACTATTGTCAAATCTAACACAAGCAGTGTTGTCGGTATCCACTGTGAGATCTGCTGTGGTCAATGGTCCAACAAATTGCACTTGATTGAAAATACAGTCGGATGCTCGATCAATGAATGCAATATCCATTGGATCAACGGATTGGAAACACATGTTTTCAATTGTAATACTTGTGGGCGGTGTTGCACTGTTTGTGCCAATGTTGGCACCTGTTTGTTGTAAACTGTCGCTGGTCTGTACCACGTATGATGCTGCCGAGCCGGCAGCCATTTGAATGATACTGTTCAGAGGACCTTCACCTTGTAATGTAGCATAAGGAGGAACATTAATTGTGCCAGTGACAAGATATACGCCGGCTGGAAAGAATAAACTTCTGCGAATTGCAGGATTTACTTCTCTGCAATAAAGTTGATAAAGTGCGCGGTTAATGGCCGCAGTGTCATCTGTAATACCATCGCCCACTGCACCAAAGTCTTTGACAGTGGCAAACTGATCCATCCAATTTTGGAGAGATAGTTGTACTGGAGTTCCGGGTGATGGGCCAGTTTGTACTGTGTATCCCGTGGCTTCTTCGCCGCTGTAAGTGTAATCCTGTACCAGCGGAATAATTTCAGAAAATTCTGTTAAGATTTCAGTGTTGCCGATAACTGGAGCGCCGTCTTGAAGAGTTCCGTTGCCAATGAACAATCTGCGTTCGTCAATGCTCCATCCGAATTCAGCACCGGCCAGTTGCGGTAGATTTTCCTGTAACCCTTTACGCTGGGTAATTCGCGAAATTTGTACAATAGCCAATTTAGTTGTCCTCTGT